GTTGGTGATGAAGTTGAGATTGTAAAGTTAGATAAAACAATACAGCACTTCGGTGGAGAGGAGATACTGTCTCCTGTAGGTACAAAAGCTTTCATTACTTATGTTGACGTAATAGGAGAGGAGGTTGAGATTGACAAGGATATTTACTCATACCACGCTTCTGATCTTGTTCTGGTTAATGGTAAAGAAGAATCAAAACCATACAACCCTTTAGTTGCTCAAGAAGGTGGTGGTCATTACAAGAATCGTGGTATTCAACCAATTGAATATTCAGAAGCAAATAATCTAGGGGCGTGTCAACACAGTGTTGTTAAGTACATTACTCGACATCAAGACAAGAATGGTATTGAAGATTTAAGTAAGATTATCCACTTTACATTCTTAGAAGCTTACTTCAAGTACGGTGAACAAGGAAGTACAGAGTTGAAAGAGAAAGTATTGAAGCTGTTAGGAGAACATGGATGAAAGTGAATTGCATTTTTACACTCAACGAATTAAAGAAGATTGTACCGTCAATCACCATCGAGCATTTCAAATCAGATAATCCTAAAGTTAAAGAAGCTTTAAAGAAGCTGTTTTGGAATCTAGGTTGCACATTACCCAATAAGGTTGAGATTGATGAGGGATTGGTTACAATCAATAGATTCAAGGAGGAAGACGATAGTCCTCGTATTACAGTTTTTGAGCGACAAGATAGCATTTGGTTAAAGACAAGGTTTGCTTCACATCAAGTACGGTGTTTAACAGATGATGTGAGTATGATGCGTGAAATGGATGGTATTACAAATCAGCGTAGCTTTCACGTTTGTAATGGAATTGAGTTGGTTTAGGATTAGAGGAAAGATGAGTGATTAAAGAAGTTATTAAAGCAGACGGAAGTATTGAGAAGTTTGACTTAGATAAGTTGTCAAAGTGGGCAAAGTACGCATCTAAGGTTGGAGGAGATTGGAGTGAGTTAGCTATTGAGACTTTCACTAAACTTCCTGAGTTATGTCACAGTAAAGACATTCACCAAGCTATGATTGATGTATGTTACAGTAAACAAGATTTAGTTTATAGTCGAGTAGCTTCTCGTTTAGAAACAGCACAATTACGAAAGAACATTGAACGACAACTAGGTATTAAAGTAAACAAAGTTTCTTTTAAGGAAATTCGTGATGCTTTAATTAACAAAGGTGTTTGGTGTAAAGATACTATCCCTGCTTACTCATTACAACAAGAAGATTTATTTGAAGAGTTAAAACATATTCACCTTGAATCATGGCAAGTAAGTCAGTGGGTAGACAAATACTTATTGAAAATTAATGGGGTGACTGTTGAAACACCTGCTATCGCTGCTATTGGTATTGGTTTGGGGTTACATGGAGATACGCAAGATGCTTATGATTTAGCTCGTGATATTGTTTACTCTCGTACTAACCTACCAACACCTGTACTGAACGGTATCCGTAACGGAGATTTTAATGGTGTCTCTTGTTGTGTTATTAGTGCAGGAGATAGTGTTGAAAGTATTGAAGTTGCACAACACCTAGCTGTTCGTATGACGGCTAAGAAAGCAGGGATTGGTGTAGAGTTTACAACACGTTCAAAAGGTAGTGATGTTAAGAATGGACGCATCAAGCACTTAGGTAAGCACCCTATCTACAAGCACACGGATTCTGGGGTTAAACAGTTCACTCAAGAGACTCGTGGAGGTAGTGCTACAGTAGGTTTTACTTGTATTGACCCTGAAGTGTATAACATTGCTTTATGGAAGTCACAGCGTGTTGATATTGAGCAACGATTAGACCGCTTAGATTATAGCTTCATTTTCAATGATGCTTTCTTAGACGCTGTTATTAATCGTAAAGATTGGTACTTGTTTGATTATAATGATGCTAAAGCTATTCACGCTGCTTTCTATACTCATTCTGTTAGTGATTATAACTTCTTAGTTGACGCTCATATCAAGAGCGGTGTTAAGCATACGAAAGTACAAGCATTAGACTTGATTAAACACGTTCTTATGATTCGACAAGAAACAGGACGCATGTACTTCTTTAACGTAAGTCGTGCTAATACACATACGCCTTTCGATGGGGTTATTCGACTTTCAAATTTATGCCAAGAAATCTGTTTAGAAACAACACCTTACAAGAGTATGGAAGATTTATACTTAGATAACGGAAGCGGAGAAACGGCTTTCTGTTCACTTGGGGCTTTAGTTCCTGTGAATATTAAAGATGATGCAGAGTACAAACGAGCTGCTTACACCTTAGTTAAAACTATTAACAAGCTTATTGTTAAATGTCCTAAGATGACTAAGAACCATGAGCGTACAATGCTAGAGCGTATGTCATTAGGTGTAGGCATTACTGGTTTAGCTGAGTACCTTTACAAACAAGGTTACGACTATGATGGTAGTGAATCTAGTTTAGAGTTTGTATCCGACTTAGCTGAAAAGCATTGTTTTTATCTGTATAAAGCAAGTCAAAAGCTTTCAGAAGAAACAGGTATTGAGGTTAAAGGTGTCGATCTGAATTGGCTACCTGTTGATACCAAACTAGGTAAATTTACACCTAAGATGGATTGGGAGAGTATCCGTGGTAAACCTCGTGTAAACTCTGTTCTAATTGCTCACATGCCTACTGAAAGTAGTGCTGTAGCATCAGGGGTTACAAACGGTCTTTACCCTCCACGTAAGGTTGTTATCAACAAGAAGTCTCGTAAAGGTGTTGTTCAATTCATCTGTAAGGGTTTTGAGCAAGGTAAGAATCTTCTTGCTTGGGATGTAGACAACGTAACATTAAGTCGTTATTATGCTGCTGTACAAGATTGGTCTGATCAAGGTATTAGTGCAGATACATACTTCGACCCTCGTAAGTTTGAGAACGGTAAGAAACCATTATCTTTATTACTTAAAGAATTGGTTGCTCACTTTAAACTTGGTAACAAGAGTATGTATTATGTGAATACCTACGATGATGATGAGGTTAGTATCTTTGACTTAATTCAATCAGTAGAGGTTCAAGAAGCTGATTGTGAAAGTTGTAAATTATAAAGAAATATAGCACCTCGAAAGGGGTGCTTTTAATTAGGAAAGGAAATGACACGTACAGTATTTAATGAATCAAACACAGGGCACATTACAAAGACTTACCCGATGTTTTTTGGCGATAGTCTTGGTTTGGTTGACACGGTAAATGTGGTTAATAAAGAAATTGAAATCTAAAGGAGAAACAACGTGGAGGTCGTTGGTATCCTACAGAGATTAGTTTATCACAAGATAAACAAGATATGGATACAGCCCCTAAAGAAATTGTAGACATTATGAATCTAGCTATCTCTTGGCAACATACAACAGATAGTGTAGCAGGACGCTCTATTGGTGCTATGCTACTCCCACATGTAACTAATAGTGAAGCGGAAGGGATGATTGGTGAATGGTCTTGTATTGAGTTTATTCATGGTGAAGCTTACGCTCACATCGTAAAACAGACTCGTATGAACCCTGACCAAGCTTTAGTTGATACTTATAAGAACATTCGTGTTCTATCTCGTAGTAAGAAGATTATTGAAGTCTTTAATGCTTTATATAATCTTAATCATGATTTACCTCTGCGAGAAAAGAAGAAGGTCATGGCGAAAGCCTTAGTCACAATTATGGCTATGGAGTGCATTAGCTTCATGTCATCTTTTGGTGTAACATTTGCTATCGCTGAGTTAGGTTACTTTCAAGGTATATCTGAAACAGTATCTACAATTGCACGAGATGAGTTGTATCATGGAAGAATGAGTTATGAGTTAATCAAAGCTACTCGTTATGTAGATGGTTGGTCTGATATTTATGAAGAAGTCTTAGATGAATGTTCTGAGATTATTCATTCAATCACTAAAGGGGAGCAGAGTTGGAACAGCTACCTTTTATCAGAAGGACGTAGCTTATCTAACTTAACGGAAGAAAACTTAAACCAATTAAATCTATACTTCCATAACTTTGTTTGTAATTTGATTGGTATTAAGAATGAGTTAGAAGTAGTTACAGAACATCCTTGTAAGTTTATGGATAAGTATATTGATCGTTCATTATTGCAGTTTGCTTCACAAGAGATTCAACATACCAGTTATCGTCAAGGTAGTGTTGTAGATGATTTATCAGACGATTTAGATTTAGATTTTGAGGTGTAATATGTTAGTTATTTATTCTAAAGACAATTGCCAACAATGTGATTCAGCTAAGTTGTTGTGCCAAATGAAGGGTGTTGAGTACGCTGTAAAAACACTTGATATTGATTACACAAGAGAACAATTAATGCGTGTATTTCCCAAAGCTCGTTCTTTCCCAATAATCGCAGTCAAGGTTAAATATGATGGTGTTGAGATGGAAGAATACATTGGTGGGCTAACCGAGCTAAAAGAAGTGCTTGCTACTAAATATAGTAAGTAATTAGATAAGAGAGTATCTTAAAAGAGAGTGACTTAGGTTGCTCTCTTTTTATTTATCTAAATATTGTGTTATTATGTTGACAAGAGGATAATAAGTGAAGTATTCTTCTCATTAAGAAATTAGCACTAGGAGAAGCAGTATGAGTGATTTATATTTTAATGGTGAATTAGAAGAGTTAGACGCAGTATGCTTACTTATGAAAGATGGGTATGAAGATCATTACGACCCTATTATCACATTAGTTGTGCATGAAGATGAAGTTGCTATCAACAACGGGTATTACCATACCTATCGCATTGCATTAGATGGCATTAACAAAATTATCACATACAAACGTAAACCACACTACCATCAAGACATAGACGTAGTAGAATACACAGACTATGACCACGAAACAATTTGGGAGAACAAACAATGAAACAAGTACGACAAATGATTCAATTAAACGAAGATTATGCTTTATCAGCAGATTCTATGAATATCTTACTGCATCAACGTAAGGTTAATCAAAAAGAAGGTACTAAGAGTTATGGTGACGAATACTACTCTGTAATAGGCTATTACGGTAGTGTAGATAGCTTGCTAAAGGCTTTAATCAACAAGCAGATAC